CAAATTCATCATAGTTTGTTTCTTTATCGTTGTAAACTATTTTTTTAAATATAGTATTTGTGTTTTCAATTCTTGATAATTCTCTTGTCTCTGTATCAAAAACATGAAACCCTTTAGGACATTTGTAGTCTGACCATGTCATTTCGTATTGTGTACCAAGATAATATATGTGGCCATCATCTGACTTTTTATGAAAGTGACCAGACATAACCTTTTCAAATCTTTTAAATATAGATTTTTCTGTGCCATGGTCATTCATATGGCCATTATGCATTTCAAAACCTTTTATTTCTAAATGACCCATTGCAATTGTTGATTGTGTACTTTCTATTGTTCTAATAGTTTCAGCTTCATTGTCATCACAAATCCATGGTATAAAAAGTATAGGTAGATTATCAAAAGTTACCGTTGTAGCATGTGTATATACTTTGGCGTCCTTGCTAATATCAAGGTTTTGCATTGCGTTTACTTCATTTGTATTCTTGTAATAAGTGTCGTGATTGCCAATAATAATATGTGTATCAATACCTAGTTCATCTAATCTATTCCAAAACACACTCTTAAAGTTGTGTGCCGTATTATGATTAATAAACTTTCTTCTATCTACCACATCACCAAGATGTATCAAGGTCTTAATATTGTTTTGTTGCAAATAAGGAAAAAACAAATCATTATAAAATTTATTTTGATATTCAATAAATGCTGGTGAATCGTTACGACAACCAAAATGGGTATCGTTTAACAAAGCTATTTTCATTACTTCTTTTTTTTCTTTTTAATTGTTTTCTTTTTTACTGGTTCCTCGGTGGGCATATTCTTTTTAAGAAACTCTGTAAACTGATTTTTGAATTCTCTGTCTTCTCCAGGCTGTAAGGCCATATCATCATAATTGGACTCTTGTATCATTCTTTGTTTAATAGTAGTCTGCTTTTTTTCTTTCTGTATTCTTCTTATAAAAGCATAATAAATTATTTGTGTGAAATATGCAAAAGGATTATTAGTTTTTTCTGGATTAAAATTATCTAAATATTGTAAACAGTTTTCTATACCATCACTAATCATATCATCTCTAAATGTATAATTAATAAAATTAGGTCTGTATGATAAATGATTTGCTATTTTTAAAAAACAGCCACCGATATAATCTGGTACTCTTGGTTTATCTTGTTTTTGTTTTTGTGCTTTGTTAACAGACTTTTTATATTCAACCATAGCGGCGAAAAAGTCTTTGTTGTTAACATAGTGTTCTGATTTCTTTTTTGTTTGTGCCATAATATCCTCACTATATAATATTTTAACTAAATTGTCAATGCTCAATCCACGGTTGACAATAATTTTTTTATGCGTATAATAACGGTGTCCGTTTGCATAAAGATACCTTTAATGTATTGTAGGTTCCTCTTCATCATCATCTAATTCTCTAAAGATTTCATTTAACTTTTTATTTTCATCAGCGGTAAACTCTTTTTTATGGTAAGTTTCGTCTTTTTTAGGCTTATCAAGTTTATCATAGTTTTTAACAATTTCTCCATAACTATTTGACATTTCAAGGGAAGCGTTGGTGATTGTCATAATTTTATCTTTAGGTATAGTAACAATTTTATCATTAGTGTAATTAGTCCAACGAATCATAGCTATGTAATCTCTAAACCCCATAGGTGTCATTTGAGGAACATATTTAATTTGTAATGGTTTGTCTAGTCTAATTAAAGGACCGTTGTCTGGCAATTGTCTTTCACCAGTAGGCATGACGGTAACAATATCGTCACCATTAATTAACTTAATTATTTTAACTTGTGGTTTCTGCATTGTTTAACTCTATGTTATGTATTTCATAATCAAAATCTTCTTCGCTGTATATATTTATCCTTTCTCTAAAATGTGCTAGAGTGTAGTTTTCTTTTTCGTTATAGGTTAAATCATCAGCTATATCGTATAGTGTCGCATGACTATTATTATCTTTTAATCTTAAACCACGACCAATACTTTGTAAGTTTCTTATGCGAGATTTAGAAGGACTAGAAAAAATAATGTTATGCAAGTTCCGTATATTAATGCCTGTGCTGAAAGTCCCATAGGACGCAACAATAATAGCGTTGTCAGCTTTCTCTGTAATTTCTCTAATCTTTTCTCTTTCGTCTGCGTCAACTCCTCCGTGAACATAAAATACCTTCTTATCTGTTGCCTTTTCTTTTATTGATTCATATAAATCTTTACCATGTTTTTCTACAAACTGAAACAAACATAGTGTATTACCTTGTAAACCAGCCGCCAAGTTTCTTATATATTTATTTCTTTTATCTGATTGTACAATATAATCCATTTCTTCTTGATAAGTAAAACCACTTGCGTGTTTGCACTCTATCGCACCATGTTTTAATATTAAACAATAGATTTTTAAATCAGCAAGTTGTTTCTTTTCTTGTAGTTCAGTTGTTGATACTACTTTATTTACAGCACCAAACAATCCTTCTAATACAAGTTTATGAGTTTTACTACCATCTAAAGTACCTGTCATACCAATCTTATATGGGCACTTTTCTAGTTTAGTCAATATCTTTGTCAACGAAACTGCCTTAAATAAATGTGCCTCATCACCTATAATCATACCAACATCTTTAAACCATTTTTTTGGCAAATTGTAGATTGATTGCCATGTAGAAATAATTACAGGTTTTGTTGTTTCTTTACCATGGCCTTGATAAATTCTATGTACATTTCTTTCAGGTGACCAACCATAATCTTTGAAGTCTTTAAATAATTGTTCTACCAAAGATGTGGTTGGTACTATTATTAATATCTTCTTTTTTTGTTCTTTTAGCCGAAGAATGTTAAACCTAACAAGAAGATAAGTAATAAGAGATTTTCCGCTAGCTGTGGGTGAAAGTAATAAACACCTATTTTTTTTAGTTGCATATGTAAATGCCTCCTTTTGATAATCTCTAACTGTAAATGGTATCTTTAATGCTTTAATAAATGCGTCAACCTTACTATCATCAACTTTAGTATCTTGTATTTTAGTACCGTTAACAACATGGACACCATTGTCTTCACACCATTTTAATATGTATGGATATAGACCAACATAAATTTGGCCAGTTTGATATGAAAATAATCTAATCTTTCCGTCCCATACACGATTTCTAAATTGAGGCATAAACTTAAAACCAGGTACCTCAAAGGTAAAAAACTGACCAAGTTCTCTTCTTATATCTTCGTCAGCTTCAATCTTTAAATAGACATCATCTTTTTTATCTATGATTAAGTATCTTGTATTTGTCATTATAAAATCCAAGTCATTAAAGAATATCTATCTCCTTTAATTACTTCTTTTACCTCATGTGAATACATAAAATTACTAGGAAAAACCACACCTGAACCTTTTGTTTGTTTAGGTATATATTCACCATCACAAAATACAATCTCGCCACCCTCTTCAGCAGTTTGTAAAAATAATAATGCTGTTACATGTGGGTAACCATATTGTTGTCCGTGTGAATGATGTATGTTATCAATATGATTTTTCATAAAACCACCTTTTGTATAATGATTCATTCTAAAAGGTGTAAAACTTTGTGGTATTATTTTAGTATGTGTTTTGATATAATCATCAACCATACTTCTAAATCCTGTTTTTAATTCTTCGTAAAACTTATCTTGTTTATTAATCCAATACTCTTTCATATCAACTCTTTCTTTACTTCTAGGAGATATTCCTTCGTTTGTAGAAAAAGAAGATTGATTCCATTGACCATTAGTATGATAATGATTTATTACATCATCAGCGAGGTCATTGGTAACAACTTGATTGTATGTGTGAATATAATCCGATATCTGCATTAGATAGCACCACTAGTAAACTTACGCCAATCAATTGCATTTTTTATTGTGAAAGTTCTATTAGTGATTTGTCTAATTGTTCTATCTAAAAAATCTACGGTAGCTTGTAAGTAATCTACTTTTTGTTTTGCTTTTATATACTCTTCATTTGATTGTATATATTGGTCAACATCTTGTCTTAACAACTTAAAGTTAAATGGTTTTTGTGCATATACAGAGGCGTCTGCCTTACCTGTATAATATTCCCAAAGAGTTCTTTTAGTGCTTGCTAAATCTCCTTCGGCACGACTTAACATTAACTTAAATTTTGTTAAATGTTTTAAGTATTTGTTGTGTAATTGAGGTGTTTTAAGTGATTCTAAATCAAGTTCAGTATCGTTAATTTTTAAATCAGTATCAGCTTGTTGCTGTAGTTTTTCTAAATCCATAATAAAGATATCCTATCATAATTATATAAAATTGTAAAGCTTTAGGTGACGGTAGTTGTTGTCCTACTTGCACCTTTTGTAGCAAACTCATATAGTTTGTACTTAAAATTAACTGTTGCCGATAAGTATGTTACATCATCAGCTTGTTGGTCAAAATTAAGACCAGATAGTGTTGTAGGAAATACATCACTAAATCTAACTTCTATATTTGCATTGTTTTTACTTGTTAACACATTTAAAGTTGCGTCTGAAAATATAGGTCCTAATGCTTGAGCACCATACTTAACTTTACCTGCGTCTGTACTTTTACTATCTTTACCATCTGTTGGAAACCTGTCTTTGTTTGCTTCTACCAAGGCTGCGAATTGAGTTCTTGATTTAGGAAATCCTATACCATACATCCAACCATGTATTTCACGATAGTTTTCTAGGTTTTCATCTACTAAAAATGTAATCTCTAAATCACCAAAAGTCAAGGTATCACCTGGAAGTGGTATGTCCGCCAACGGAGTTGGTTGGACAGTAGCGTTAAGACTAATCCCTGGTATATTACAAGCAGTTGTAAAATATTCTACTTTAGGCAGTTTTGTAAGTTGAAACTTAAACTGCGTAGGTGAGGCATAGTCAAATTTAGTTGGTTGCCTTTGAATGGCTTTTGTAATAGTCATACTTATATTTATCCATTTAGGAGGAAGGCCAAAAAAAAGGGGGCCGAAGCCCCCTTTTTAATTACTGTTGAAAACTCAACAAATATTACATTAAGTTTGAAACTTTAACTCTTTGGTAGTATCTGTTAGCGTTAGCAGAACCAGCGTCATTTACTGGAGTGTGAGCACCAGAAATGGCACCTGTTTCAGCAAATGGGTTAGCAACAAGACCATATCTAGTCTTGAAACCAATTTTTGGTTGGAAAGTATCTTGACCAACTGCTCTCACCATTTGTAGTGGAACATATGGACAATAGAACATACCAGCGTCATAAGGTGAAGTACCTTTGTAACCAACAACATAGTATTGTGTT